TCTCTATAAAAAATAATTTAGAAATATCATCGCCATATCTAGTAATATATTCTGATATATTATTTTGTTCAGTTGAAAATGTACTAACTAAGCTAGAAGAATTTTCGACTACAGAAGAAAATACAGAAGAATCAATATTACCTGTATCTACTTCATAACTCATACTAAAAGAAGCAGGAGTAGATAAAGAAATTACAAGTTGATCTGTAAACCAACTAGGAAATTGATCGGTGAGGCTTAAATCAAAAGGGGCCGATACCACAACATCTTTACCAAAAACCTTCATACCGGCCGGATGTATTAATTTTTTAATTGGATATTTCCAAACATCCATTGATACGTTAGATAGAATCTCATAGCTAAACTCTTGATAGTAATTACTGTCTCGTAATTTCGCCTCACCGTCAAGTGTGTTTATTGAAGATTCTACATATTGTTCAGTACCAATAAATCCAATTTTACCATATCCAATTTTTGTCGTAGAATTAAGTTTAATATCATATTCTTGATTATATGGTTGGGTAGTAGTTGGAGGAGAAGCATCTAATTCTCCAGCATATCCCAAACCCATTTTACTTACCTTTATGCCTATAGTATTTCCGGCATCATCTCTATCAAATTTACCCAATCCAGAAATACTAACAATATTATCTTTAACATATGGTGTAAAAATATAATCTATGCCTGGATTAATTATATTAACAGAAGAATCCTGAACTACTATAGTAGCAGGATAAGTACAAGCTGTATATTTTCTTTCTAAACGTAGACTACCTATTTCATTTCCACCTTTTGTTAGTGTTATCAATTCAGAAGCACCAGACTCATTAAGTTGATAGTCACTCAGAAAAGTTCCCGTAAAATTTTCCATCCATAATTTATTACCATCTAAAATAACAATATCACCAGTTGCTCCACTCTTAATCCCCATTGCAGTTGCGGAATCTATAGTAACACCATCATTTAAATCATATTCATAAATAGAGTAATAATCATGAACCAAATTCACTTTTCCCGTACCAGAACCTACTAAAGTAACAGTAACACCATTATCATCCAATTTATTTTTTTTCAACGATTCAATTTCTACAATAGCTCCATATTGAGTACCTGCTGTAGCATTATCATTTGGATTTATGGATATTATATCAGATGGATATACATTAGTCGGCTCCTCTGAACCTGTCCATATTTGAATATCAGATATTCCAGACATTAAAGCACAAGTTTGCTCATCATCAGTATCAGGTAAAAAGGTAATACTAGAAGCAGTAAATTCTCCCTCAACATCTGATATTTCTAACTTATAATATTTCTTCATATAAGTTTTATCTTTAGACACTACAGTATCATCAAAATAATTTCTTAATATTCCATTTCCTATTTTAGTAGATAAAGCTTTATCTAATATATCCGTAGATATTAAATCAGAATCAATTCTAACAAAAACTCTATCAATCCAAACCGCTTCCGATACCTTCAAAACCTTATCATATGGATAAGAAACAGTCACAATTTCATCATATAACAAATTAAACAGAAAGTGAAAAGAATTTTCATTACCCTTATTCTCATAAAAGTTTTTCATTAGCTTCATATTAGATCTAATAGAATCTAAGGTAGGTGCATTAACACCATCCATATATTCGCTGACAAAATTAGAAACCAATCCTACTGTGGTGGTATCAATATCTCTTAACTTTTTTATTGAAGTAAGATGATGATAAATCTCACCCCGTTCAGAATTTAAAGAGTCTACAGTCTCGTTCTGAAGCAGTCCTATACTAGTATAGTTCAAATCCTCAATAGACACAGAATAAGATTCTGATAAAAATCTATAATAAGAATCTAAAAACTCTGTAAATTTTACATCCTCATCCTTAATAAAAGAAGGAATTTGTTGTTCGATAATACTAGCTATTGACATATCAGCTCCTTACCATTTTAACATCTATCTGGTCTATGTTTAATAGAGTTCCGAAATACGGACTAATATCTACTCTATCTACCTCTGCATAAACCTTAATATCAGCAGTGCCATTGATATTTATAGGATTGATAGATACCTTCCCGCCAGTAATAGTTCCGTGTGATGTAGAAACCGTAGTGCCGGTAGAGTCTATCAGAATTATATCAGTTCCAGAATTTTTAAAGGAAACGGATTGAGTTCCGCCTACTAATTGAAATTCACTGGATGTTAGTCCTTCTATCGTTGTATTGTACTGTAAATCCCAACTATCATCTAATGTATCATTACCATTAGGTTTAATTTTCTTATACAATTTTAATGTAGTATAGTTACTAACAATAGAATTATCAGTATCATCAATCACAGCAACAAATGGAGTATACTGAAATTCTCCCTCAAAATTATTTAGCACTGTATCTCCGTAATTCCTAATAGAATTTATTATATTTTCCTTAATCGCACCATCCGTAATGACATTCAACTTGGAATCATATATCACCACCGAATCAACATTAATATATACATATTCTGGATCTACTATCTCCGGCGTGATTCCAATTGTCTTATTCTTAGATAGTGTGGAAAGTAAACTAGTTTTATCAGTATCAGTCAATGCTTCACCCGTTATTGGTTGACAACACATAAACACTTTTCCATACATCGGTGGATCATTATCTTCACCGCCCCATACAATTGAAGATTTGATATTAGAACCCTTTGTCTGTACCATGACCTTAAAATCATCCAAAGTAACAGCTCGACTCTGTGCTTGAAAATTCTTAGGAGCCAAAAATCTAATCGAATCATCTGTCTGGGGCCCTGATCCTCCTGTTGCATTAGACGTTACTGGTCTACTAGTAATAGTCTGATTCTCAGAAGAAAGTTCATTAATGCCATTTGGGCCTGATCCAGAAGAAAGAGAATATTCACAAGTAATTATAGATCCATCCGAAAGTTTATTGCCCCATGTTCCATCTCCAAAAACAACCTCAAATTGGCCACTAGAAGTCTCCTGTAAAAAATAAGTGGTACTAGTCGAACTCAATTCTGAAATATCTGTGAATAAATTATAAGATACATCAGCAGAATCTTTATCCGGCTTAACCTTAACAACCAACGTAGTGGTATCTGCGTTTTCGTCCAATAGAAATTTCTGATCTAAATTATTGGTATCCTTAACATATGATTTTGTAGTTATTTTTCCCTCTTTACAAACAATACCTTCTATATTATTATTTCCATCTTTATTATAAGTTGTGATAGGATAAAACTTATATTCAGTACCATCATCTCCATGGCCAATAAATTCATCTGACGGAGTTATTGAAGTAGCATTAGTACTAGTAATATCAAAGGTAATACTAGCAGACCTAGCTGATGAAGGTGTATACCCTAAATGTTTAGCGATAGAAACAATAGACTCTCGTTTTGATGCACTGTCCAAGAACATTTCATTAGCTAACATATTCACATAGTAACCCATATAATGTGTATTATAAGCTAAGACATCTAATAGACTAGACAACGCAGACCCTTCATAGTTATAAGAACCATCCGATCCGAAATTCGGATCAGCCTTGAGAAATTCTATTAAATTACTCTTAATACCATCAAAATCTAATTCAGCAACTCGTAATTTTTTTACTGCCATTATCTTTTCCTCTCCATCAAAAAGTTTAATTCTTGTACAGCTACTGGTTCTGGACTATTCTGTAATCTATACACAAGAGTAATATCGTATTGATTTTTATCTTCCTCTGGAATAGCAACCGCTCCGACTAAATCCACTCTAGGTTCGTATCTTTTTACCACTGTTTCTATAGCCTTCTCAATCAGTTTAGCTGTTACATCATTCATAGGTTCAAACAAATATTGTTGAACACCTGACACAATCTCAGGATGGAATGGTTTTTCATCAGTCCGTAACATGATAAGATTAACCAAACTTTGTTGTATTGAAACCTCATCGGCTACAGTAACAACATCCTTACTAAATGGATGTGGCTGCAAAGAGTTCATTATATCGACATACTTTCTTACAGAAGGATTTACCAATGGTGATTTCATTTTATTTCTCCTATGTAGCCAAATCTACCACAACTTTAACTGCTTTCTGTAAAGTTGTAAGACTAGATTTTACTCTCGAAACAGTATTCTTGGTAGTAGTTATAGTACCCTTTGCAGTATCCACTACACCTAAAGCAGTTTCTTTCAACCCTGACACTCTATCATAAAGATTTTTAGCCTGATAATATAAATCCAACTGTTCTTGAAATTCAGCGTGTGCAATACCCAATGCTCTCTGTTTAGCATATTCTGTAGCAGCCTTCTTCAATTTTTCTTCTATTTCATCAAAAGACATTCTCAATACATCCTGAGCAGACATGGTAAGTTTGGTTGCATAATCAAGATTAGATAATGCTATTTCTCCTGCTACAGTAAGAGTAGAATCCACTTGACGCAATATACTATTAGTCACACCTTCTACCTGATTCAACATATCAGTAGCAGAACCAGCCATGGACGAAAGATCCTGTGTTATTTCATCAAGCTGTTCTTCGTTTAACTGATCAGTAATTTCATCAGCTAGACCTTCTTCTATTGCCTGTTCAGTTGAGGTTAGAAGTTCGCCAGTAATACTGTCTACCATACCCTCTACATTAGTAACCTCTTGGGCCTGACCAGTTAATTGACTTACTGTTCCTATAGCTTCATTTATATCATTCGATACCATATTGTAACTCCAATGCTCCTAATCGTGAACCTATCTCGGCTTCTAAATCTGTCCATTTATCTAATTCTTCCTCTGCATCCTGCAATGATTTTTCCAGTTTCCTAAGAGCCGCAAGATTCTCTGATAATAAACTAGCTCCTGAAGAAAGAGCATCAGAAGGAGCTGTTATAGCTGCAGTTAAAGAACCTGATGCAGAATTTGTAATAACAGGCGAAGCAGGTGGGATAGCCGCAGCTGCAGGAAGAGAAGCTGTAACAGACTGACCGATACCTGGCGTTAAATTGGAAACTGACATAGTACCTGACCTAACATGCTTTCCTGTAATAGTCGTTCCACCACCTACAGATACAACACCATCTATAGCCAAATTACCATTAATAAACACAGTAGGAGCAGTAATAGTAACAGCTCCCTCACTAGTAATAGATACTTCATCATCTGAATTTATCTCCAATGACCCTGCTTTTTCTGTTCGACCACCTGTCACAGTACTGATAACATTACCGCCCACTGTAACATTCATATCTTCATCTATTGTAATATATTTATCTTTCGCTACAGTTTCAGAACTATTACCCACTACCTTGACCGTTGTATCACCATCCTGATCAACTTCACTATATGTACCAGATCTATGAGCAATAGATATACTCTCACTGCCTGGAGTATCATTAAATTCTACCAAATGACCACTTTCTGACTCCGTTACATGGTTATATGGATATACTCTGGTTATATCACTATCATCGCGAATTGTATTATCCGTAATCCCTCTGGCTAGTTTACTAGTATTTACTTCCCCTAATACCGGCTCGGTTCCTACAGGCTTCTCTGGTTTGAAAGAATTAGTTTCAGGATCATTGAACCCTTTGAAAGAATTATTCTCCGTTACATAGCCAGAGTCTATCATATGAGTCATTATTGGTTCTTGTGCACTTTCCCCATCGCGGAAGAATCCCATTACCCATGTTCCTTCTTTAAAGTTGGGTATACTGCCTGGAGTAGAATCCAACGGCATTGCAGGATAAGCCCATGGCAAAGAATCGGTAGGAACTTTCGTTTTTTCTTCTGAATGAAACCCCAAAATTCTAACCCGTGCTCTTCCTAATTGCAATGGATCTAGTCTATCCTCAACTACACCCTGCCACCAGACATAACCCGATAGACCCATATAATTTTGCATTAACCACCCCACATATGAGCTGTCTGTTTGGTTCTTGGAATATTATCTTTGATCCAATCCAGAAGCTGTGTATTGACTTCGTTCTGGTCATAGAAT